TTCCCAGGGCTTGTACCGCTTCGTGTTCCCGAACGTGGTATCGCAGAAAACCCGCCAGGGGTTGCCGTACTGGGGCGGCTCAAGGCGCGGATTCAGCCCCTCGGCCTGAGCCACTGCCCATCCAAGGGCCTTGCCGGCGAGATCTGTTGTGCGGACTTCGATCTGGTCGGTCATGGCTGCTCATCCTCCCCATCTGTGCGGAAAGCCTCGCCGAAGATGAAAGCCAAGTCGTGCGCATCTCGACATGCATCTTGGCCAAACTGGCCCTCGACATGCTTGGCCGCTTCCACTGCCGACTCAGGTGGCCAGCCGAGCTCATGGGCGCGGATGTACACTTGACCCCAGAGGCTTGGCGCATCCGTGTTGTGATAAAGGTCCGTGACAATGCGGCGTGACAGAAGCCGGGATTCGCGCTCCTCGGCTGTCAGCTTGTCCCGCTCGCGCTGCTCTTTCTTGCGCTGTGCTGGCGTCTTCGCCATGGGTGCATGCTCCCAGGCCGCTGGGCGGCAGGTTGATGTGCTGCTGGCGCCGGCCATGCCGGGCGCGGTTGTGGATTCGAGTCATGCAGTCCTGCGCCACTTGGGGAAGTCGATGTCATGCTGCTTCACCAGCTTGCTCAGATGCTGATGGCTGATGCCGAGCAGCTTGGCGACGACGTCACGACTGAGGCTGGTGTGGGCGTAGGCGCGGATCTTGTCGACGAGCTCGGCACGGGCCTGTGTCCTGGCCTGGCGCTTGGTGTCGCGTTCGGCTTTCTGCTTGGCGTTTACCCTGAACAGGAACCCGTGCTGCTTGCTGAGGTGGTACAGCACCGTCCGGCTGACGCCCAGGTGCGCACAGGCCTCGCTCATGGTCATGGTCTGGGCAGCCTGCGCGCCTGCTTGAGCAGTTCGTTGTCAGCCTGCGCCGCTTGCTGCGGCGGATATGCGCGAAGATTCGGCGCGCGCGGTACCGACCCGGCTCCGGTGCACTGCTGGATCTGCCCGCCTTCGGCGAGGAACTGGGCCACCTTGGCGGCCAGGTCGGCACGGGTCTTCTCGTGCTCCGCTGGGATACTCTCGCCGATCATTGCCGCCCAACCAGCTTGCACCGGGCAGCTGTCCAGCTTGCAACGCAACGCGACACAGAGAAGCCCGGTCAATGAGCCGGGGCTTTTGCGTTTCTACCGTCCCAGTTTCTCCATGGCCGCATCAGCCAGGAACGACGATCGGCTTTTCACATTGTGGTCTCGCACATACCGGTCGATCTGCTGGATGACGAACCCTGGCAGGGTGACATTGACCTTCTCGGTCTTGCCCAGGTACGGCGTAATATCGATCTCCAGCATGCCCCAGCCCATATCGGCGAAGTCGGGATTTCCCCGATGCGCCGCTGCGCTGGTCGGCATAGGAATGGCCTGGCCGCTGCCAGCGATCTCCTCGAGCATGATGTGAGCGACCTCTACCGCAGCGGCATAGGCCTCTTCGAAGGTGTCCCCAGCGGTTACAGCGCCGGGAATATCAGGGATCTGGATGCCGATAGCGGTGTTTTCGTCGCCCCACTCGATGCAGATTGGGTATTGCATGGTTGTCTCCTTCAGAGGTGCAAAGGGTGAAGCCGGGTCATTTCAACCCGGCTCGTTCCTTGATGCTCTTTACCGTGCCGATCGGTAGGTCTTTCTTCGGGTGGGGCACTGGTATCGAGTTTGGGTTGTTGGGATGTTTGAAGATGTGGTGGCTTCCGGTGACACGTTTTAGAACCCATCCAGCTGCTTCAAGCTCCTTGATCAGCTGCCTGCTCTGCACCTCCGTCTCCTTGTGTGGTTGATGGTGTAATTATGCCTCTAGGCGCATAACCAGTAAAGAGAAAGGTGCGCCTAGAGGTATAAATAATTTAATTCGAGTTTGGAGATGATCAAAGCCCGGCGGAAACGTGCAGGGGGAACAGTCAGCGTGGGGACTGGAGGGAAGCGCCACGACACCGGCCTGACAGGGCTGGCATCTCCACCCACTCTCGGGCCTCGCCATCGTGCGGGGCCTTGTCGTTTCTGGAGATAAAGATGACCGACAATGCCCTTGCCTTGGCGCAGTCTGCACTGACTGCAATCAATTCGCTGCAGACGCAAGTAGCTGTGCTTTCTGGCCAAATCCACGCCCAGGGCGGCACAGTAACCCCGCAAGGGCAAGCGATCACCACGAACACCTCTGAGACCAGCGCCAGGGCAAGCGCAGATGATGCTCTCGCGACTCGCGCCGGGGCTTTCAGCTGCAATCTGGACTCCTGCCGCCCGACCCCCGAAGACGCTGCCGCCTCTGCGACCTCGTTCCTGACCGCGCGTGTCACCAGCGCCGAGGAATCGACCCTGGCGGTCGACCCAGGCCAGGCCGTTGAGCCGCTGCGCCTTGGCAAGGTCACGTTCTACGGTGAGTCGGCCCGAGTGATCCGCGCTGCACAGGCAGTGCTCCAGGCTGCTGGGGCCGGTCAGCTGGAGGTGGTGAAGCGCGCCAATGAGCTGGGCGAGCCATTCATGGTGATCGAGGGCCAGGTGTTCATCAACGAGGACGAGATCAAGTCGACCACCTTCGAGATCAAGGTAGTGCGCGGCGCCAATGGTCAGTATCACGCTGCGGGTTTCGGTGTAGGCGTTGAGCAAGCAACCGGCGGCACTACCAAGGCGCCCATCGATGCCGACCATATTCTGAGCGAGCTAACGAAGCTGATCGGTGAGTCCGAACTCAGCGCTGATCTGGGTAAGCGGGTCGCTGAGATCGAAAGGGCCGGCTCCAAACAGGGCGCCGAGAATCGTACGCTGCATGATCGACTGGCTGCGTTGGAGGCCAACCAAGATGACCAAGAAGGTCGTCAGGCTGCTGTCAATTCGAACCTCCAGCAGCGCATCACAGAGCTTTCTGTTGAGCTGAAATCTTTGGCCAGCAAATGATAAATAGCGCTGACGGCGCACGTATTTGATTCTAAACTGACCGTCATTTTAGCTTGGGCGAGACCTGACATGACGGAACAAGACAGGCAGATCAGCGCGATGGCTGAACGTTTAAGTGCATTCCAGGAAAAAATCGTTTCATTCGATCAAAGGCTGGATCGGACCGAAGCTGCGATTGAGAAGCTCACCTCCAAGGTGGATGACCTAATCATTGCGATTAGTGAGCAGGCGTCTGATGCGCGCCATCTGAAGACGATTTTTGAGGGCTTTGAAAAGATTTGCGAGGAGCGTTTTCGAAACTCCCCCAGCAAGCTGGATTTGCGAGAGGAGCTCGAGCGATTCGCCGAAAAATCCTACAGTAAGCGCGGACAAAGCATCACTGTATGGATATCTGTGCTGTCACTAATCGCGTCCGCCTGTCTTGTAGCTTTCACCATTTACAAGGGATGAAACGTTCTAGAGACCTACATCCTTTTTAACTTGATTGATCAGTAGCTCTTTGATCTGAGCTACCGTCAGGTTTTCGATGCCTGCTGGCGCCTCGAAATTCGTACTGAGCGTGGTCCCTGAGCCAGCCTTTACTGATCCGAAAACCACCGGTTTGAACGGTGGATTCGGGATCATGTTCTGAATGTGGAACGAATCCACTTCGAAATTTCCTTTCGACATATTGCACCTGTATCTATAGAGGATTTGCGCGATCGACGGTGACCATACGGCATCAACAGGAGATGACACGCATACGACCTGTCCGCCTGTGGCACTGGTCAGCCAATCAGCGTTGTGAGCACTCAATAAGTTAGCGCATTCCTTGTACCTTAGGTTAGCAATCTACACCCTTGGAGAACCAGATGGACCCGACCGACCTCGGCCCAGGCACAGCCACCTGGCTGGGCGGAACGGGCACTGTACTGCTGGGCGGCCTCCTGTGGCTGAAGAAATTCTTGGCCAAGGAAGCAACCGAGCGAGCCATGGACAATGCCGACATCGGCACCGTGCGCCGCTTGAATGAGTTGCTCGACTCCGAGCGCGAAGCTCGCAAGCTAGCCGAAGCGCGTGCCGATCAGTTTGCCCAGGAGCGCAACGAGCTGACCCGATCCATGGGAAAGCTTGAGGGCAACATTCTGGCTCTCACCAGGCAGGTGGAGCAGCTGACCGAGAAGGTCACCAGCCAAAGCGAAGAGATCTCGCGCCTACGCGCCCAACTTGGAGGTGCCCGGTGATGGACAGATGCGCATGGGAATTCATGGCCCGCCGCTGGTGGCGCCGCGTCGAGGTGTGGGTAATTGCCCTGCTGCTGGTAGTCGGTGGCGGCTTCGGCGGTTACCAGTTGGCGCAATGGGCGCTGGCCAAGGCCTACCTGGAGCAGATCGCCGAGGTGCGCAGGGCCTACGACGCCGCGACCGAGCAGCGCGACCTGCGCCTGGATGAGCTGGCGCGCCAGACCGGCAGCGCCGCCGCCAAGGCTTCCAAGGCTGCGACCACTGCCACCCAGGCAGCCGACAAGGCTGACGAAGCACTCAATCGAGCGTCTCAATGACCCGCGCCACAACATCGACATGCGCCGTTTCGTGGCGCGAGGAGTGATCCATGGGCAATGTCGTTGCCATCAATGACATGCGACCCCATGTGGTCGTGCATGCCGCTGATGCTGCGCACGTTCTGCCTGTGTCGCTGCTGGAGGATGTCGCCAAGGGTGCCAAGCCGTCAGAGATCCTGACCGAGCCGGTCATCCAGCGAATAATTGAAGAGTGGCTTGAGCTCACTTCGTAGGAATCACCATGACAGCAAAGCAACCCGACTGGGAGGCGATCGAACGAGCCTACCGGGCCGGGTCGCTTTCCATCCGCACCATCGCTGAGCGGAACAACATCAGCGACACCGCGATCCGCTCCAAGGCCAGGAAGAACGGATGGACTCGAGACCTGAGTGACCAGGTCCGCCAAGCCGCCAAGGCCAAGCTGGTTCGCACAGAGGTTCGCACGGAAGGTTCGCACTGCGAACCGCGAACTGATGATGAGATCGTAGAGGAGGCGGCCACCGAGGCCGCTTCTGTCGTTCTGGCTCACCGCACGGGTCTGGCCAACTGGCGCGCCATTGCCGACAAGCTGTCTGTCGCCTTGGCCGAGATCGACGTCAACGAAGACAACCTGGGCGACTTCTCCAGAGCGCTTAACGCTGGCGTCGATGCCCAGCTGAAAGTCATCAAGGGCGAGCGACAGGCATACGGACTGGACAGCGAGGAAGGCAACAAGACGGTCGACGAGCTGGCCGCCATGATGGATGAACTCGTTAAGGAAAGCTGACATGAAGCCCGAGCACCTGAAACGGCTCCGGGACCGGTTCTGGCGGCTGAACAATCTCTACTTCATCACGGACAAGCAGGGCAAGAAGGTCCGCTTCCGCATGACGCAGGAGCAGATCGACTACTTCCAGGGGATGCACACCCGCAACATCATCCTCAAGGCTCGGCAGTTAGGGTTTACCACCCTGGTCTGCATCGTCCAACTCGACGCCGCGCTGTTCGAGGCTGCCAAGTGCGCCCTGATCGCCCATACCCTGAACGACGCCAAGCGCCTGTTCCGTGAGAAGATCAAGTACGCCTACGATCACCTGCCCAAGGAGATCAAGGCGGCAAACCCGGCCCGCAACGACGCCGCCGGCGAGCTGGTGTTCAGCAAGGGCGGATCTCTCTACGTGTCCACCTCCTTCCGAGGCGGCACGCTGCGCTACCTGCACGTTTCCGAGTTCGGGAAGATCTGCGCCAAGTTTCCGCACAAGGCGCGGGAGATCGTAACCGGTGCGTTTGAGGCCGTGGCCGCTGAGTGCTTCGTCACCATCGAATCCACGGCAGAAGGCCGGGCCGGGTACTTCTTCGACTACAGCCAGTCCGCTGAGAAACAGCAGCTTGCTGGCGTGCCCCTGGGCCTGCTCGACTGGAAGTTCTTTTTCTTCAGCTGGTGGCGCAATCCGCTCTACTGGCTAGACCCGACCGGAGTGGTCATCCCTGACCGGCTGACCAAGTATTTCGACGAGCTCGCCGCCAAGCACGGCATCGTCACCAACCCAGGCCAGCGAGCCTGGTACAGCGCCAAGGAAAAGACCCTCGGTGACGACATGAAGCGCGAGTACCCGTCGATCCCTGCCGAAGCCTTCCAGCAGACGATCGAAGGCGCGTACTACGCCAAGCAGTTCACCAAGCTCTACGCCGCCCAGCGCATCGGCACGCTGCCTGACAACAGCCACCTGCCGGTGCACACCTTCTGGGACATCGGCGTGGGCGACTCGACCGCGATCTGGTTCGTCCGCATCGTGGGCGAGGAATTCCACGTCATCGACTTCTACCAGAACAGCGGGGAAGGTCTGCGGCACTACATGAAGGTGCTCAAGGATCGCGGATACGCCTACGGCGAGCACTGGGGCCCACACGACATCGACAACCGGGAATTTGGTAGCGACGGCAAGACCCGGCGCGAACTCGCGCGGGAGGGCTACGAGATCAACACCAGCAATCTGGACAAGTTCACCGCCGGCGCCGGCGCGGGCTCTGTCGTGACCGTCTCGAACTGGGCGCAAATCTCCAAGGTGACTGGTTTCACTGTCTCCGGTGGCGAGCAGCAATTCCTGACCGTGGGTTACCTGGAGAACGATGACGACATCCAGTTCCCGACCAACCGCAACCCGATCAGCCTGGCGATCACTGTCGAGGATCAGCCCGCAGCTCCCTACGTGACGATCGTTGAAGGGTATGACGAATCCAAGGTGCTGACCGTGCTGCGCCTGAAGCTCTCCGGCGGCGACCAGATCCTGTTCCCTGGCTACCTGAGCATCACCAGCACGCCGACCATGGAGCGCAACCAGCTCATGACTCGAACCATCAGCTTCGGCCTCTCTGGCCGCCCCGTCCGCTACCCAGCGGCCGCATAAGGAACCACCATGGCAAAGATCAAGATCGCGCAGAACCCCACGTTCAGCGCAGTGGTGCAGCTGCCGCGCATCGGCGCCGAGCCCGTACCGGTCGATTTCGAGTTCCGCTACCTGGACCGCATTGCCCTGGCGGAGATGTTCGACCGCTGGAACAAGGCCCGGGATGAGCTGGCCGAGCAGGCCAAGGGAGAAGGCATCGGTTGGTCCGACGTGACCGCCAAGGAAATCAAGCTGCAGGCCGATCAGCTGAAAGAAATCGTGGTGGGCTGGGGCCTGGACGACAAGTTCAGCGATGAAGCCGTCCTTCAGCTCGTGCAAACCTGCACCGGCGCGCCGAAGGCGGTCACCGATGCCTTCCAGAACGCCTATAACCCGGCCCGCTTGGGAAACTGAGGGCGGCGGCCAGGGCCATCTATGAGCGTGGCCCTTCCGCCGAGCAGCTGGCGGCGCTGGGGCTGACCCTGGCTGACATTCCGGAAGAAGAGGTCGAGGTCTGGCCTGATATCTGGCCAGCCTTTCGTCTGTTCGAGGCGCTTGGAACGCAATGGCGCCTGGGGCAGGGCGGGCCGTCCGGCCTGGACTACACCGCTGTGCCGGTCACCGCTGCCATGCTGGGCATCAAGCGGCGGGATTTAGTCGACATTTTCCCTGACCTGCGGGTTTTCGAGGTCGAGGCCTTGGCCGTCATGGCTGAATCTCAAGAGTGACCGTAATCGGAGGTTATATGGACTCATCGAGCAAGCAGGTCATCCTGGGCTGCCTGGATTCATTGGCGGTTTCACTCGCTGAGCACGGGCACCAGTGGAGCGCTCAGCAGCGTCAGGATTACGCGGAGGCGGTGGCTCTGCTCACTTCTGACGGTTGTAGGGAGACTGGTTCGTCGGCTTCAGGCTGATTCCAAGCTCGGCCGCTTTGCTGTAAATGGACGCCTCACTGCGCCCTAGCTTGAGGCCAATAACGCGGGTGGGGGTGTTGCCAGCAGCCAATTTCCTCAGCTCCGCTATCTGAGCTACTGTCCATTCTTTGCCGCCGTTGGTGGGTTGCTTAGCCATCTCACAGCTCCTTGTGGGTGAGTGCCGAAAGCTAATGCACCGATCCGTATCGCGCTACTGGCTTTCCGTCCAGTGTGGATGGATGGGTAGTCCTGCATAGCTGGCCATTTGACATTCCTGTCTTCGATCCGTAGATTCCGCCGCCATTATTAGTTGAAGCCGAGCTTTTTCAGCTTTTACCAACCAAAGGAAGGGATGTAATTGGCTAAATTTATGTGGGTCGTAACCATCATCATGTCGCTGATCGGTGGCTTGATTGGGTTCAGTGGGATGCAGGCAGCTACGAGCGCGCCGCAAGAGGCTGCAGCTGCAGCTATGGGCCTGGCTTGGGCAGTGATCCCGTATTGCATTGCGAAAGCTTTCACCGAGCTGAAGTCGCTCTGATGTAGTGACATCGAAAGTGAATAGAGCCCGGCCCCGCGCTGGGCTTTTTGCATCTGGCGCCAGATGCAGCCTAGCTAAGGGTTGTACGCCTCGGAATGAAGATCCCAGGTCTGAGTGTCCTGGTGGCAGAGGTGTGCGTATCAACCGTAAGCGTTCGCTCAAGTCACCTTGCATGGCTTGGGCGCGCATCGACTTGGCTGAATGCGCGCGAGGCAGGATCGCCCTATGATTCGGTGAGTCCACGTCTGATAATGCCTCGGATATCAATATTCAAGGCAGGGCCAATAATGGACTACCGTGCAACTCGCTACGCCCTATTTGCCTTTCCCTTCTTCGTAATGTGCCAGCCAGTACAAGCATCGACGTGGCAAATTTGCCGTATGGAGCTACACATCACTGATGTGTTGAAGATTCCCTATCCAAAGCTACAGGCCCAGGTCGTGAAGGTAAGCCAGGCATCGACCACGGCAGAATGCCCGGAAAAGGGGGCGACTATCACATTCGTACCGGAAGCTGCTGATTACCAAAGCACGCTCCCGCGCAGGCAGTGGCCCAAAAAAGGCCAGTTGATGCACATCAACTACCGATATCTGGATGGGACGTGTAAAGGCGATGGTCATCCCCATGAGTGCCGTATTGAACACTACCCCTTAGCGGGTACTAGGTAAGCGTCCGACGAACACATGTTCGCCACATGCAGGTCGAAAAACTTGCGGCGAGCATGGGCCATCCAGCCGATTTCGGTGATAGCCATCCGATAGTCCTTTGAGATGCGAAAGCCCGGCGCTTGGCCGGGCTTGGAGTTATCTAAAGTTCCGCTCCACAATTAAGTCATAGCAGCGGCGTGCGACGGTAGCGAAATATAGGCCGCTCAGACCGAGCAAGCCCAAGAAACCAAAAGCGAGAGCTGCATCAGCCGTGAGCGCATGACTGCTGGACCATTCGAGCATCTCTACCGTCACGCTTCCCGATACCCACAAGTAATACGCTCCTACGGTGAAGCTGAGAGCTCCGATGAGCGCGAGCGTCCAGTCGCTTAGCTCTGTGTACGTGTACTTTTTCCGGTTACGGAACGCGGTAACCATCTTCCTCATCAGCTTCATGCGTTTACTCCGGTGGGCATAGGTAAAATCGACGTGTCCGGGCTGAAGCCATAGTCGACGAAAATTGGGAAACAGCTGGACGGTGCGTGTTCAGTGACCATTTTCTCAGATTCTCACAAGGCGCTGCAGCTTTGAACATTCCCGGGTCCTGCGCGGGGTTTTGGCGCTTCTCCGCTGCAATGGTAGATTGCCCCCATCAATCAAGGAGGGCAGGCATGAGGCGTTTGGCATTGGTTGCGCTGGCTGGGGTCATCCTGGCCGGCTGCGGGAATAGCGACATCGAAAGGGCACGAGAGGCGGTATCGGAGCAGCTCACCGATCCATCGTCAGCCCAGTTTCGCAACGAGTGGAGCAAAAAGGATGGATGGGTCTGTGGTGAGGTCAACTCGAAAAATGTCATGGGCGGTTACGTTGGATTCAAGCGCTACACCGTCACGTGGATGCCGGATGGCACAAATGTGGTTGCCCTGGAAGGGGAAAACGAAACCTCAGTGGACCGTATAAACTGCGGAATCCAGTGAGAACCTGAATGCGACCAAGCCCGCCATGAGCGGGTTTTTTTATGCCCGGAGAAACCATGAGTCAGGGTGATATTGCCGTCCTTGGTATCAAGGTGGAGTCAGGAGAGGCTGCAGCAGCTGCCCAAGACCTCGACAAGCTGGCTCAGGCTGGAGATCGGGCTGAGAAATCAACCGCTGGCGTCGGCTCTCAGGCAAAGGCGTCTGGCGTGACTATCAAAAGCCTCGCCGCGAGCGGAAAAGAGGCTGAGCAGGCGCTGGATGCATATTCTCGCCAGGCCCAGGCTGCGGGTCTATCCACGAAGGCCTACACAGCCGCGCTGCGAGGCGTCCCCGCACAGTTCACAGACATCGTGGTCTCCCTACAGGGTGGGATGAACCCGTTTACCGTTCTGCTCCAGCAGGGCGGTCAGCTCAAGGATATGTTTGGCGGAGTTGGGCCGGCGACACGCGCCCTAGGCGGTTACGTCGCTGGACTGGTTAACCCATTCACACTGGCAGGCGCGCCGCAGCGCATTCGCGACCGCCTGGAAAAGCGCAGACCACGGCGCTGACGACCTGGCGAAAGGTTTCTAGCACGGGGCGTTTCATGTTCTGGTTTTCTCCCTAGGCCGGGTCGTCTACCGTGCGGTTTCGCCGCGTTTGATACCGAGCAGTACGGCTGCTCGATGCGACGCGCCTCTCAAGCATTTTTTCTGGCGATTCAGCACGGCATACACGGTCGAGGGTGTCAGTCCGTGCATCTGCCCCATTGTCTGGCAGACAACCCTTGGCTGGCCAAGCGTTCCCGTGCCTCGGCACAAGCTTGCTCGCTGGGGTATGAGTTCGGCATAGTCTCGTTTCGTGTGATTTTGTGTGAGACAAGTCATCAAATGATGACCTGTCAATCGAAAAGGTGATGTTTTGTTGACCATCGGTGACCGATTGAGGGAAGAGCGCACACGTCTGGGGCTCAACCAGACGGACTTCGCTGCGATTCCTGGCGTAACTAAAAACTCTCAGTTGAACTACGAAAAAGGTGAGCGCAGCCCTGATGCGGCCTACTTGGCAGCCATTGCCGAGCGTGGTGTCGACATCCTTTACGTAGTCACTGGCACAAGGCAAATCCGCTTGGACGGTCTGTCTGCCGAGGGAGCACAGCTGCTCGAACTGCTGCCCAGAATCGACCCCTCAGATCAGGCCATCCTCCTGCGCACAGCCGCCGCATTTGCAAGATGATCTTGCAGTCGACGGATTCTGAAACCATTCCAGCGTACTAGCATGCAGCTCTAGCGTTTCTAATTCGTACCGCCACTGCATTCGCGATACCCCACGCTTGAGAAAACGAGTGGACCGGTCGCCTCGCCCATGACGGGCCAGGACGACGCGCGGATCCAGTGTACCGGCCATGGGGGTCGGTGATTTGTGGAGGGCCATTGGCATGGCAGTTCTAGGAATGTTGTTAGTGCTGGCGGTAACCGCGCTGGTCTGGTGGGGCTCGGTCAAAAAGTTGCGACAAGAGGGCAAGGGTGTCTTCACCCGTCATGCGCTGGGGTGTATCAGCGGTTCAGTCGCTGGGTTCTTGGTGATGCTTGTCTGGGCAATCCTGGTTCATGACGGCGACAAACCGTCCGCGCCTACACCTACAGAATCAGCGGCAGCGCGAGCTGACCTAGCGCCCGAAGTGGCGGCCGTCGAGGCCATCGAATCGCCCGTTACCTATACGATCACCAAAGATGACCATCGCAATGGCATGCCACGTAAGGTCGAGGCTGTGTTATCGCATCGCGTGTCCGAGGCAGAACTCGAAAAAGTAGCACGTGCCATCCGCGACGACTTTAGCGCCACGCCGCCGCGTACGTTCATCGGTCTGCGTGTGGAAGGCCAGGTCGACCGTGCCTATTGGGCAAACGCCAGCTTCCAGCCCGACTATCAAGCGTCGATCATCGGTCTGGACGCCGAGGCCTATCGAACGTTGACAGACCTCGATCTCGGCCCGTATCCGACCTTGGTCAGCAGCTGGCTGCAGGATGGCAGCCTGGGCCACCTGATGGTGCTCTACAAGGTCAAGAACGCCTACAAGCTCGATCGTATCTTCCCGGACGGTGGCAAACGGACCGAGACCTACCTCGCCAAGGACCTCGACGGCCAGCGCCTTCGCTTGCAGCAGCCCGACGACGAAAACGGCGAATACTACGTGCTGCTTCCTAATGGCGACCTGGAAGGCTGGAGCAGCAACGGCAAGTACTCACACTTGCCACAATTCAAGGCCCCACCCGCGCGCGACTGAGCACTCGGAACCCATACGCCGGATGGTGCCCAGCCACAGGGCACTGAGTAATGACGAATCCGGAGTATCGGTTGTGAGAAAAATCAACAAACGGGAACGTGACCTGATCGAGCTGTTCCGAGCTTTGACGCGACAGCAGAAAGACGACGTGATGCGGATCCTGGCCGCGCTTCGAGCCGCTAGACATTGGGAGGAGAGAAGCCTGGCCTCGCCGGGCCTGTGCTAA